ATAAGCATTAGAAAAACCTAAAGCCTTCCTGTTTATAGGTTTTGGCCCGTGTAATCCGCGGGCTTTTTCTTGACCGTATAAGTAATAGCATGACGGATAAGAAAACAGATCAACCCAAGAAGCGTGTGTACACCAAGAAGGCTCCCACACGCGGTGGATATCGTCCTGGCGGTGGCCGTCCCAAAGGATCAACCACCAAGATCAAGATTGAAGACCTCATGGCACAGATTGAACTGCAATCTGGTGAGACCTATGACCAGTTGCTGGCCCGGAACTATGTGGGTGCCATTGCTCGCAGTGACTGGGGCGGTGTGAGAGATTACGACAAAGCATTCATGAACAAGATGATTGCTGACAAACAAGAAGTCACCACAGTGGAATCAACCGAGGCCATTGAACAAAAGCAGGCTGCTTTTGCAGAAGCCATACGCCAAATCACTGGTATAACAGCCAAGGACTAAATAATAACATTATGCCATTAGACAAATCTAAATCACCTAAAGCGTTCCAAAAGAACATCCGCACTGAAGTTGCCGCTGGCAAACCAGTAAAACAAGCAGTGGCCATTGCGTATGCTGTGGCAGGCAAAAAGAAAAAGATGGGTGAGAAGATTTCATCCACAATGAAACGAGACTCCGCGTCTAAAGGAAAGAAATAATGAAAAACCGTTCAACACAGTCAGACACCAACATGGACTTTGATGGCATGCAGTCAATGAAAGTCAGTCGCAGCAGCAAATACCAGATGAACCAATGGAGTGGTCATTCTAACGATGGTCGCTTGGTACAAAAAGCACAGGCACCCAATCGCACAGGCAATGACGGCTCATGTGACACTCCCAAAAACTTGTCACGCAGTGTCACACATGACGCAAATCGTGCAGCACCAACCAGCCCAACTCCCCGGTTGCCAGCACAAGGTTCAGTAAGAGATTCAATCAACCGTGGATCACAGGTTCGCAATCCAGGCGGCACTGTGATGCCAAAGCGGCCCTCCAACCCAGACAAGATCCGTATGGGTCAGTCAGGTGGTCCAGGCTATGGACAGACCACAAAAGGCAGCAGACCCAGCACAGCAGCCGGTCAGAGCGACTTCAACTACGGTCCCAAGAGCCAATACTAAGGTCCACTCACAATGACAACCGCATTTAGACCCAACGGCAATGGCACAGAATTTCTAAACATTGCCGACGACTCAACCAACTACACAGTGGCCTTGAACAATTTCATAGGCTCATATGGTAGTGCCTTGTGGGTGACCAACACAGAGCCTTTGAATGGCAATGTGATCTATGTCAGCACTGGTTGGGATCCTGACAACCTTGCTGCAATTGTGCCTGTGGTGGGCACACCTGGTGAAGGTGTTGCAGTGTTGCCTCAACAGAGCGTGATACTATCAATCAATACCACACAACAGGCCACACCGTCAGCAGCGTTGTACTTTGCCGCTGCTGTGGATGGCACAGCATCTGTGATCACTGTTCAAGGAAGCGTGGCCTAAATGTCAGACACCATTGGACCATTCACTCCTACCACACCCACTGTGCTGGCTGAAGGTTTAGATCTGACTCTAAACGCTACAAATTTGCCAGCATTGGACGACAACAACTGGCCAGACACATTTCTTGTCACAAACACCAGCAATGTCAATGGCTGCTATTTCAACATTGGCACCACAGAATACTTTTCCAGTATCAGTCCTTTTGCAGGACCATTCTTGCTGCCACAGCAGTCAATGATGTTTGTGGTAGATGCACCAGGTCTGAGTCAGATCACTGGCAATGCTCTGATCGCTGGCACATTTGCCGTTGGCGGCAGTGCCAACATTGCCATCACTGGCGGATTAAACCGATAAGGAAAACAAAATGATTTCAACAAAGAACCCCAATGCCAAGGCAGTGAATCAAGCCCGAGGCCCACAAACAGGCAATGCTGGCACACCCAGCAAGCGAGCAGACTTCATGGCTGCCAAGGCCAAGTCAGGCAGCGAAAAGGCTGAACTGGCCAACATGATCACAGATGCTGTGGCCGCAAGAGGTCAGGGCATGCGAGGCTTCCGCGACGCCACCGTGGAAGGGCTGCACGCCAACACCAATGTTGGACGCGGACCCACAAAAGGCAATGCTGGCCGGCCACAACGCAGTGGTGCAGCCCGCCGTGGTGCCAATGGTGCCACTTCTGGTTATTGATTGACCGCCCACTCCACACGCACAGGGTGTGTGGAGTTTTTTGATTTGTTTAGATAAGGATATGACATGAACAAAACCACACCCACACCCGCAGACAACATCTGGGAAGACGCACCTGCAGCAGCAGTGCCCGCAAAACCCAGAACCCCCAAAGCAGAACGAGACATCAACACAGTTCGTGTGGCCACAGCCCCGGACTTTGACATCGAAGGTCTAATGACTGACTTTCCCACTGCCACTGACCTTGAACGCTTTGTGTTTGATCAGACTGGTGCTGTGTTGAACCTCAAAGGTCGTGCCAACAAACTCAAGTACCAAGTGGCTATGGATGTGCTCAACGGTGAGCCAGTGGATCCCAAGTTTATAGGAGAAGGCAACCCTTACCTGGACAAGATGGACATGGTGCCAGAAGAGCCCATGAAAGAACTGCCACCAAGAGATCCAGAGATTCCACACCGCGACACGCTGCAGAACGAATTCTTCACGGCATTTGTGCCACACTCGGATCCAGAGTATCATGCCAAAGGTGTCAAAATGCACTGCACATTCCGCAAGTACAAGAATGGCTGCATCACCTACGAAGTGCTGGGACCTATTGAACCCCGACCACACGGTGAGAAGATGGACAAGTTTGGTCGCATCAGACCCGAGATCATCAAGTGGGTGGATCCACGCACAGGTGAACAGATTGTGCAGCGTGAAGACGGCAGCATGACCACAGTGGGTCGACGACTCAAGGCCATGATGCAGACCATGAAGTACAACAACACCAACCAGTGGATCAAATACATTGACCGAGACTTCTTGAGTCTGGACCGTAAGGCAGCACAGAACCCCTGGGACCTTGAAGCATGACCACAGACCACACCATTCGTGATGGCATGATCAATGCCGCAGTGGAAACACGGCGTGTGGATGAAACCAAGATCATGCAGAAAGTCAACGCTGTGAACCGTGAAGCATTTACCCTACGCTTTCCTGGCCACATTGAACACTCAATGCGACTGATCTCAGAACGCCTGCAACACTGCTTGCTCAAGCCCGACGGCACTGACTTGAGCGTGCCTCACACCTGGCCAGCCACTGCCGCAGAGATTGAGAGCCTGGCCACAGCATTATGGTCAATGGACCAGGTTCGACTCAACTGGCCTACACAGGCCTAACTGTATGAAATATCAAATCATACAGGGTGACAACCGTGAGGCCCTTCGAACTCTTGCGGACAACTCAATAGATGCCATTGTGACCGACCCACCCTACGGCATAGACTTCCTGGGCAAGGCCTGGGACGCCAACACAGGTGCGTTAGAGACATATCAGGAGTGCTTGCGTGTGCTCAAGCCTGGCGGCCACATCCTGGCGTTCTCAGCAGCCAGAACCTATCACCATCTTGCTGTGACACTGGAGGCAGCAGGCTTTGAGATCCGTGATCAGATCATGTGGATCTACAGTTCGGGCTTTCCCAAATCACAAGATGTGGGCAGATCAATACAACGCACAATTGGTGTTGAAGAACGCAAAGCACATAAAAGTAATCTACCCAGAGTTGGTGGTGGCGAAGATAAAACCAAAGCCTGGGATGAATCTGCTGAACAAGGGCAGATAGTCTGCACTGACCCTGAAGCCAAAGTTTGGGAAGGGTGGGGCACAGCACTCAAGCCAGCACACGAACCCATTGCCCTGGCCCGCAAGCCTATCAAACTCAGCATAGCCAAGAACTGCCAACAATGGGGTGTGGGTGCCCTCAACATTGATGCCACTCGTGTGCCATTTGAAAGTGAAGATGACAAGCCCAGTGGCGGTGAGAATGGTTGGAGCAGAGTGGGTTTCAGTGAGCAACCAGTAGAGAAATACAAAAATCAAAAGAAAAAGAAAAGCGATATTGACACTTATCTAAACAACAAGCGTGGTCCCATGGAGCGAGCCAAGATTGCGGATGGTGAAAACATTGGTATGTTTGATGGTGGCGTGGGCTATAAGGCAATCAAGCGAAAGGTAGATCCAGTGCTGGATTTGCCAGAAGGCCGCTTCCCCAGCAATGTGTTGGGTGAGATTGCTGAACCATATCAGAAGTATTTCTACTGTCCCAAGGTCGGCCGACGGGAGAGACATGTGGGATTTGACACACCCGAAACACAAGAACAAATGTTGGCCAGCATTGGTGGATACTTTGTGGATCATGAAGGCAATAAAATCAAAAGTGGCAACAAAGCATTTGTGCCAAGTTTAGGTGAGATATACACACACGGACTCAATGATGTGATTAAAAAGATTCGTGCTGAAAATAAAATCAATACTGGTTTAGTTGATAAAAATGGTAATACACAAACATTTACCAGCGATCCTGCTACACACAATACAGGCAACAACCACCCCACGGTCAAACCCATTGAACTAATGAAATATCTGATCCGCCTGATCACCCCACCAGGTGGCACCGTGCTGGATCCATTCAACGGGTCTGGATCAACAGGTTGTGCTGCTGTGGAACTGGGCTATGAATACATTGGCTGCGAGTTAGATCCTGCTTATGTTGATATTGCTCGCAAACGCATTGAGGCCTGGTATGCTCACACTCATCCATTGCAGGCCACAGGTTTGTTCGAATGATGCGTGTAGACATCCTAACCACACAGCATAGAGACACTGCTGTGGTGGATCAATTCTGGCGATCACAAGGCTGGGAACCAGTGTATCATGACAACACTGATCAACCACCAGGTGCTGGACGCAATCGTATTCTCAGAGACTTCTATGCCAGTGACCGTGCCTGGATCTGCATTGCTGATGATGACATTGTGTTTGACACAGCAAGAGGACAGGCACAAGAGTTTTTGCGTGATCCCAGTGCGTTGCTGAACAAGATTGATAAAGAAATAACCAGTTTTGGTGTTATGAACAACATACATCACAGAGTGGACATCACATTGAACAATCCAGTGGTTCAGCACAACTGGGTGTTCCTAAGAAACTACTGGATAGGTTGTCTTGTGTTCCATAGAAACACTGGTGGTCAGTATTGGAATCATCCCACAGATGTGTTAGAAGACATGGACTGGTGCATTGAACAACTGTTGGATCATCAGCGTGTGGCCACCTGCATGAATCTTGTGATGCGGAACACAGGACACTCCAGCACCATCTTTAAAACGCAACAGCAACGCCGTGAGC